TGATGCAACTTCCAAAGTTTGCCCTTTCCGAGAAGTGGGGAGATCCTGCCTCTGATGATAGGGCTATAATTGAAAGATTCTTTAATAATATTCAGGGCAGCACACTTCAAGAAAAAATAAGTTCAGTTCAAAACTTTATAAAAGATTGTGATGAAAGTTGCATCAATGAGTCAAAGGTCGAAACTATAATCGCTAATCTTGTCTTTCTTGATTCTCTTGCTGGTGTAATTGAAGATTTTAACGACCAAACTGGTGGCTTTATGTTTGAGGCTTTGTTGGCCGCTCTTATCAAAGGAACACAGGTCACTGAACTCGCCGGTGGAAAATTGCCCATTGAGGATCTTATTGATTCTGATGGCAAAACCCCTTTGTCTTTGAAGTTTTTCTTTAAAGGGTCAAAATATGTTAAAGGATCGGCCAAAAACCTTAAAGATGGTGTTCGAAGATTTCAAAAGCCAATCACTTACATTATTGGACAGAAAGAAAGAGAAGGGAAAGATATTTTGGGTGTTGATTTTCATCAATTTACAATTGGCGATAAATCTCAAGGTATTGAAGGTGATTTCGATGTAACTGATATGATAGAGGGTAGAATTTACACCCCTAACTTACCTGATGAAACATTGATTGCTCGTCTAGACTTTGGCTCTAGAGAACAATTAAGAGCAATAGCTAATAAATATGTTGCTCGTCTCGGAGAAAGAATTACAAATATTTTTGATTCATTTGCAACTTTAACGAATAATCTGAATGTTTATTTCACCAACTTCGAGAATAAGACAGTTGGAGCACAAGCAGCTTCCGATGCTGACAGACTGGCGAAAGCAGTTGACGAAAATATAGATTAGGAAAAAAAATGATTACAATATTAAACTTTTGCCCCTCCTGTGGTTGTGATCCTTGCGATTGTGATTGGGGAATTGAACTCAACCTTGTATGTGAACGATGCGGCAGTGATGACTGCTGGTGTCACTGGGGTGATCAATGATATATTTATTAATTGGACTGGCTCTTGCTGAAGAGCCAACACCGGTTATTGTTTATAAACAAGAAACCGAGATTGACTTCGAAGCAATTGATATCGAAGGCCAACTTGTAAAACCCGAAGGTATTTTAACAACTGATAGGGTATCAGCAACATTCAATCCTTTAATTCGTTTAAGAATGGATTGGGATGAAGAAATTTCACAAAGCGTTAACGAAATCAAATAATGGAGGAATAGTGAAGCATTATAATAACGGTCAAGAATTATCAACAAAAGTATTAAATGGAGTTAATAAACTCGCAGACAATGTAGGATCAACATTGGGCCCACGGGGAAGAACCGTCGGTATTATGTATCAGGGTGAGAATACCCCAATGGTAACGAAAGATGGTGTTACCGTTGCAGAGCATATAGTCTTTGAAGATCCGTTTGAGAACATGGGAGCACAAATTGTAAAGCAGGCAGCTAAACAATCTGCTTCTAATGCTGGAGATGGAACCACAACGGCTACAATTCTTACTCGTGGCATTTTAAATCGAGCTCAAAAGTATATTGTGGCCGGAGCTTCGCCAACCGAAATCAAACGAGGAATGGATAAGGCCTGTGAGGCAATTGTAACAAACCTCAAAGAAATCGCCAGACCTATTCAATCTAAGCAAGATATTGAGCATGTAGCAACCATTTCGGCTAATAACGATAAAGGCATTGGAACTCTTATTGCTAATGCTGTTGACTCTGCTGGGAAAGACGGTACTGTCCTTGTTGAGGAAGCAAGATCAATCAATACTTCTTTAGATTTAATTGAAGGGTTCAGGATTGATCAAGGATGGTTATCCTCCAAGTTCATCACAAACGAAAGACAAAACACAGCCGAGTATCACGATCCACTCATTCTCATTACAGATGAACAGATCGATACGGTGGAGCAAATCTATCCTGTACTTGAGCTAGCAGCCAAAGACCAACGACCTCTTCTGATTGTTGCAAATGAAGTAGAGGGCCAAGCCCTCGCAGCTTTAATTGCAAATGCTGTTCGAGGAACTATGAAGGTGTGTGCTGTAAAATCGCCTCGTTATGGTGAAGAAAGACGGTCTATTTTAAGAGATTTGGCGGCCTCTGTCGGTGGGACATTCATTACCCGTGAAGATGGCTTGCTTCTAAAAAATATACAATTAAAGCAATTTGGAAGGTCAAAGTCTGCGACGGTTTCCAAGTTCGCAACCACCATCGTCGGAGGCTTAGGTGATGAAGAAGTTATTGAAACACGAATTGAATCAATTAAAAACGAAATTAAAGAAACAGAAGATATGGCAACATGCCAAAGGCTGCAAGAAAGAATTACAAGATTGGCTTCTGGTGTCGCTATTATTCGCGTTGGTGCTGCGACCGAAGTCGAAATGATTGAAAAAAAGCATCGCATCGACGATGCTCTTGAGGCTGTTCGCTCTGCATTAGAAGAGGGTATACTACCCGGTGGCGGTGTTGGTTTACTCAGGGCATCCGTCGGTTTTTATGTTGAGACCGATAATGAGGAACAGGCACTTGGGGCTAAAATTATTCTTGATGCAGTTCAAGAACCACTCAGACAATTATGTGTTAATTCAGGAGAATCTGAAGATTTAATTGTCGATGGAGTTGTGCATAAAAGCCAGAATCAAGGTTATAATTTCCTTACAAGAAACTATGTAAACATGCTAGATGAAGGGATCATTGACCCTTGCAAAGTTACACGATGTGCTCTACAGAATGCTGTGTCAGCCGCCTCTACTTTGTTAACAATGAATTATGCGATTGTAGATATGAAGGACTAATTACGATGGACGAACACAACATGGATACTCATGCACACATCATTGCTCTAATTCAAGAACTCAGAGGCGATCTCCAGCGAATAGCAGAGAAGCAAGATGAGATGAATGAAGATGTTAAGAAAATCAAAGAAGCAGTTTACAATCCAGATTCAGGATTATATGCTCGCATCCGTGATCTAGAGCAGTGGAAGGAAACTTATTCCAAAGTTACATGGGGTGTTCTTACCGCTGTAATCGGCCTTGTTACTGCTACAATATATAAAATGATAATTGAAGGTTGACACTACCTATAAAACGTGTTATATTATATTATAGACTCTGGAGGTAAAAATGAGAGTTAGACTATCATATTCTGTGGAACTTGAAGATGTTCCGAATTCTGTTGCTGAGCTTATTGAGGGCGAACTATATAGAATCGAAGAAATTAAAGAAATTATTAATAAAGCTCTAGAAGGATTAGACCAAGAAGAGCCACACCTAGACTTGGTTGCTAAGTCGCTAGATAAAGCAAGGCAGACTCTTGGTGCGATTGATGTTCGATTAAATGAGTGCGAAAGTATTCTTGGTGGCTATGAACGTGCAATAAATCCACCAGAAGAAGTTCAGGAACAAATGCAGGCTCCGCCCATGGCTC